TTATGTATCTTTGTAAAAAGATTTTCAAATGATAAATTCAGTAAGAAATACTGTGCTTGCTATTATCAATAAGAATAACTATGGGTATATCTCCCCTAGTGATTTTAATTTGTTTGCCAAACAAGCACAATTAGATTTGTTTGATGAGTATTTTTCTAATTATAATCAACAAATTAATGAGGAAAATGCAAGGATGTCTGGTACAGGATATGCTAATATAAAACTAGGATATGAAGAAGTAATTGACACTTTTTCTGTTACTGCAACTTTAACACAAAAAACAATTAATACAAATAGTTATTTTTTACCTTCAGTAACTACAACAGGTTCTGATTATTATTTATTAAACAAAGTGTTGTGTTTTTCTGCGGGTAACTTATTAGGTGAAGCCGAAAAAGTAACACATAATAAAATAACTTTATTAAATAATTCTTTATTGACAGCACCCAACACTATATTTCCAGCATATACTCAAGCTGGAGATTCTGTTTTAATATTTCCTAATTCTATTAATAGCGGTGCAGATGTTCAAGCGCAATACATAAGATACCCCAAAGACCCTAAATGGACATACATAACACTGTATAATGGGGAACCTTTGTTTGACCAAAGTGCTAGTGACTTTCAAGATTTTGAATTACCTACTGATGACGGAAATGATTTAGTAGCTAAAATATTACAATATTCAGGAATATCAATAAGAGAAAAAGATGTGTTTGAGTTTGGAAAATTAGATGAACAACAACAAGACCAAATGAAATAATTATGGCTTATATAAATCAAAAACAATATTATACAAACAATAGCGTAAATCCTACGGATAGTAATTGGGGGTCTTATCAGTATGTTTCACTTACAGATATAGTAACTAATTTTTTATTAATGTACCAGGGTAATCATGAAGTTATTAATAATGTAAATAGATTTAAAGTATTGTTTCACGCAAAGCGTGGTATTCAAGAATTAAACTATGATGCTTTTAAAGAAATTAAATCTTTAGAATTGACGGTGTATGATGATTTAAGATTTGTATTGCCTTCTGATTTTGTTAATTGGGTAAAGCTATCTATGTTTGAAGGAAACACAGTAAGAGAATTAATCGAAAACATTCAAGTTCAAGCTGCTGTTTCTTATATACAAACTGCATCATCCACTTTTACTTATGATGCAAGTGATAATGTTAATACTGAAACTTCTGACATTGATACAGCAAGAACTAATGGAAGTTTAAATAGTATTTATTTAAATCAAAACAACGAGGCGGATGTAAATGGAAATTGTGTGGATTGTGAAGATGATATATACAACTCTCGAATTGGAGCTAGGTATGGTTTAAATACTGAGACAGCCAACATTAACCCTACGTTTACTATCGATAAAAAAGCTGGTGTTATAAACTTTGATTCTACTATGGCTAATAAAAGTTGTATTTTGCAATACATCTCTGACGGAATGGAAAATGGCGATGATTCTGCTGTAAGTGTTAATAAATTATTTGAAGAATATATATATGCTTATATTAAATATGCTCTTTTAAATAATAAATTTGGAGTTCAAGAATATATAGTTAATAGAGTTAAAAAAGATAAACAAGCTTTATTAAGAAATGCTAAGATTAGATTGAGTAACATTCACCCTAGCAGATTACTTATGAATATAAGAGGTGAGAATAAGTGGATAAAATAAAATGGCAAACCTTCAAAGAAATTTTATAGCGGGCCGTATGAATAAAAGCCTTGAGGAAAGGCTTTTACCTAATGGTGAATATACAGACGCTTTAAATGTTAGATTAGGTTCTACAGAACAATCAGAGATAGGTTCGGTAGAAAATTCTAAAGGGAATACTAAGTTAACAGAATTAGCTTATACCGAAGGTACACCTCTAAGTTTATTAGCAAGGTGTATAGGTTCATTTGAAGATAGTGCTAATGAAACTATTTATTGGTTTGTACACGACCCTGCCTTTACGCAAGGAGCAACTGGTAAATTAGATTTAATTATTTCTTTCAATGTGCAAACTGGAGGTATTATTTATCATGTTATTAGTATAGATGATGGTAGTACAGTAAATACCACTTTAAATTTTGACCCTTCTTTTTTAATTACAGGTATAAATAAAATAGATAATTTATTATTTTTTACTGATAACACAAATCCTCCTAGAGTAATTAATATAGATAATAATTATGCTAATCCTAAAGCTAATACTGCGGGTAATCAAGAAGACCAGTTTTCAGCAAGAGAAATATTAGTTGTAAAACAACCACCACTACAATCTCCTACACTTAAATTAATACAAGCTTCAAATGAAGATACTTACTTAACAGATAATTTTATTTGTTTTGCCTATAGATATAAATATCTTAATGACGAGTATTCAGCTACATCACAATTTAGCGAACCCGCATTTGAACCGAAAGCTTTTGATTTTAGTGCTCAAAGTTTTCAGAATGAAGGAATGGAAAATAGATTTAATGCTGTTGTGGTTACTTATAACTCTGGTAGTGAGCTAGTAAAAGGAATAGATTTACTTTATAAAAACGCTAATGACGGTACAATTAAAGTAATAGAAAGAATAGTAAAAGCAGAGGCGGGTATGTCAGACAATACTCTTTATACTTTTACTTTTGATGACAGTAAAATATTTTCCGTTCTTCCAGAAGCAGAAATATTAAGGTTATTTGACAACGTTCCTTCAAAAGCAAAAGCACAAACATTAATGGCTAATCGTTTAGTGTATGGTAATTATATAGAGGGATATAATTTAACTGATACATTTAATCAACCTTTAAGCCTTAACTATGTTGTATCATCAAACTCTACTGAAGTAGGGCAAGAAACACTTACTGCTACAACTGCAAGCTCGGGGTATTCAGCTTTTGGGAATACTACCACCATAAACAATTCTGCTATTAGAATAGATTTAAGTGGTTTTGAAGACAAGTTAGTCGTGGGCGCAACGTTAAATCTTTCTTTTACATTTGAACATGATTCATGGTCTGGTACAAATTTACCCGACCAAACAACTGGTGCAACTACTATTCATTTTTCCTATACACTTATACAAAATTTTAGTAATAGTCAAACACCAATAAATGATTTAATTGCTACACAAGATTTTAAAGACAAGTTCGGTACTTTAACCAGCACTATTCAAACTGTAGCTCTTGCACAAGGAGGCGCAGGGGTTACATTAACAGATACATTTAATTTTGTTTTAGAAGCGCAACTAGGAACAACAGCACCACAATATGATATAAACCAAACAGGTATAACTTCTTCTACGCCAGCCTTACCCAGTGCAGGAGAGGGCTTTGCAGCTTCTGTAATAATGCCTGCTACTTTACAATTACAACTATTAGCTTCTCAATATGAAGAGACAGGGGCAGGAACTAACACTATTATTCAGTATTTTAAAATTACATCTGCGTCAGCTACTCTTCAAGCTGTTCCTAATACCCGAAGCTTACACAGTAACAGAGGTTATGAAGTAGGAATAGTTTACATGGATAGTTTTAATAGAAGTTCAACTGCTTTAGTAAGTGTTAATAATACAGTAAATCTTCCTTGTTCTCGCTCAACAACTAAAAATGTAATTTCGGTTACAATTCCTGTAACTCAAAGAGCGCCTAGTTTTGCCACTAGATATAAGTTTTGTATAAAACCAGATAAAGATACTTATGAAACTATATATTCAAGTATATTTTTTGAAGATGATGACACCAACAATGTTTATCTACTTTTAGAAGGAGACAATATTGGAAAGGTGAAAGATGGAGATAGATTAATTGTAAAAAGAGATATAGCCGGCCAACTTCAAAGATGTACAGAGGCTACAGTATTAGAGGTAGTAAATCAATTAAAAAATTTTATAACTGTTACTAGGCCGAGTGGAGTAATAGATGTTCCTGCAGGAGTGTACATGAAAATGAACAGTGTTTCGTTTCAAGCTACAATGGATGATGATGATGTAGTAGACGTAAAAGTTGAACCAGTAGTAGCTAAAGCTGCTAATAGATTTCCAATTATAGCATATCCTTTTTTTATAACAGATTCAGCTGGAGTTAATACAACATATAATTTTCCTGTCGGGACCAGAGTGGTACTAGAGATAGAACAAACAAGGCCTGGTATTTTTGGAGGAATAGGAGGATGTGAAGAAAGAAGTAATATTATTGAACAAACCATAATATGTAGTGAAACATACGCAGACGTAGAAGCTTTTTTTGCAGGAGAAAACGTAGGAGTTATTTTAGAACAAAATGGAATATCAAACCCTGTAAGTATAGAAAATGATTTTATATCACCAACATTATCTGGAAGTGGGTTGCCATCTCAAGCTAATAGTGGCAGCAATGCTCCTACTGATATAGTATCCGTTTTTGGTGCTACTGCGACTAGTCCTAAAAGCACTAACTATTATAGGCTGTATAAAGACACGACATCAACGCCTGCTAATTTATTTTATTTATTAGCCTCTGGAGGAACAGGATGTGCGGGTACTAGTGATAATGGAGACTCTACAATTAGGGTTGACTTCACTATATATAGAAGAGACTCTGTAATAGTTTTTGAAAGCAATCCAAAAACAGCATTAGCAGATTTATGGTATGAAAGCTCTCAGTCATTTGAAATAGACACGCTGGGAAATCATTATGGAAATGTAACCAATCAGGATATTAATGCGGGCATCCCCGGTGTTGTTAACACCAATTTTGCAAATTGTTTTGCATTTGGTAATGGAGTAGAAAGTTATAAAATATTAGATGCTTCTTTTGGTGACCAATTTAACTTAGGGAATAGAGTTTTCACAACATCTAACACCACGTATCAAGAAGCACATAGGTTTGCTGATTTAACTTACAGTGGTGTATTTAATGATGAAAGTAATGTAAACAAGCTAAATGAATTTAATCTAGGTTTGTTAAACTTTAAGCCTTTAGAGGAAACGTTTGGTGATGTTGAAATATTATTTGCAAGACGAGATGATATATTGGTTTTACAGGAAGATAAAATATCTTATGTCTTGGCTGGCAAAGATTTATTAAGTGATGCTAGTGGAGATGGTCAACTTACTTCAGTTCCAACTGTACTTGGTAAACAAATAGCAAGACTTGAAAACTATGGTATTAGTAATAATCCAGAAAGCTTTGCGGTTTGGGGTGAAAATAAATATTTTACTGACGCTAAACGAAGTGCAGTAATTAACTTAATTGGTGGCTCTGCTAAAAACGAACAATTACAAGTTGTATCAGAAGCAGGCATGAGAAGTTGGTTTAGAGATTTATTTACAGCATCATTTACTACTCAAAAACTAGGAGGTTACGACCCCTACATGAATGAGTATGTTCTAACATCCAACACAATATTAAAACCAGAGGTTGCAAAATGTACTGCGTGTGGTGTTTCAAGAAACATTACAGTGCCTGCTGGTAATGAATTCATTTACTGTGTAGATTTAGAAGAACAAATAGGAACGGTTTTAGTTACTTATAACATTCCTTTAGAAGGGACTCAGCCTATAATTACTGAAGCTACATCTCAAGATATTGAAACCGAGACAGGAGATTTGATTGAAACAGAGGGTGCGATAGGGGTTGTTGGATATACAATTAAAGCAATTTACAATGGAGTTATTTATACTAGCGGCTTGGTTTACACTAGTGGTTCTTTTACATTCGATAAAGATTCTACAACAACAAATCAAGTAGTTATGGATATATCATCCACAGCAACAGTAGATGATACAATTGAAGTAACCGTAGGATGTCCATCAGGAAATCTTATTAATCTTTATAGTATATGTGTAACAGATGCAATTGATGCTGGTAAGTTTATACATAATGAGGCAAGTTGGACAGACGGAAGTATTTTTTCAGCAACTCAAACAAATTTAATTCCATTTGGAAGTGGAACTGATGTGTTTGTAATTTCTCAATATGGGTTTGTTTCAGGTAATCAAGGAGTTGGTTTATTGCCGACTAATGGTTCTGTAATGACAGTAGCTGCTAATAAAATAAACTTTGATGATTTTGTATTTAATGTTACTGCAAATGGATTTGGTTATTTAAGAACAGACACTACCTACGCTAATACAATTACGGATGTTACAACTTTATTAGGCTTAATTAATACTATACCGCTTAATACAACCGCTGCTCCAAATTATTATTCTGGAGTATTTACAGTACCAACAACTGGTAACAATTTATATTTAGTGTATGATTACAGAAATCCTACAGCTCCTTCCCCTGGTCCAGCGCCTACACCAGCTTTTGATTACAAACAATATCAGCAGTGTGATGACGCTAGTATAGTGGCAACATTTAGAGGAGCCGTGGGATATACATTCCCCGGTTTTATTAAACTAAATGAAATATGTTATGAAAACCCACAAGCAACCTCATCAACTTCAAATACGGATATAGCGCCACTACCTACTTATACGGACTGTGCGGCGTGTGATGCTACTACACCAGTGCCACCAGTGCCACCAACTCAAACATATATTTATAGAGAATATGAGGATTGTGAGGACAGTACAACAAAACAAATATTTAGATTAATAGATGGGCAAGGTATTACATTCCCGAATTTTATAAAATCTAATGTAAGCGGCACAAGTATCTGTTATAATAATCCAGTGCCTACAAGCTCAACAAGTACAGTGGATGTGCCTGCATTACAATATAATAACTGTAGCGAGTGTTTAGAAACAATTACTCCAACACCACCAGACCCGCCAACACCTGCCGCTTATGATTTTCAATTATACACAGAGTGTGGGGGAACAAATACGCAAATATTTAGAGTTCCTTCGGGTGAAACTTTTCCAAATGTTTTAGATTTTAATAGTGTTTGTTATGAAAGTACAAGTTCAACAAGCACAACATCTACGCAAGATATTACAGGTTTAGATAGTTTTAATGATTGTACCGCGTGTAACGCGCCTACTTATGATTACAGAGTTTATACTCAATGTAACGCTACAGCAACTCAAGTGTTTAGAGTTGAAAGCGGAGTTACTTTCCCAGGATTTATAAGATATAATAATATGTGTTGGGAAAACCCACAAGCAACAGGATTAACGTCAACAATAAACGCTGCCACTCTGCCAAGTTACGCAAGCTGTCTTCTGTGTAGCTATGATTATAGAGAATATGCAGATTGTATTACAGGAGGAGTATCCAAATTAAGATTTAGAGTTCTTGCAGGAGGAACTTTCCCTGCTACTGTAAGTTTTAACGGGGTGTGTTGGTATAATTTTGGACCTACAGAGCTCACGTCTACAATAGATATAGCTGGGCTATCAAGTTTTAATGATTGTACCGCGTGTGCGGCACCGCCAGTACCACCAGTGCCACCAGTGCCACCAGTACCACCATCTTTATTTTATTTTTTAATAGGATGTACAAGAGCTGACGGTACTGCACCACCAGGATGTTACCTTCAAAGTGCTACTCAACCAACTCTAAGTCAAAGATATGTTGATGGTACGTCTGGAAGTAATCCTGATTTCTTTTATTATAGTGGTAACGCAGGTATAACTTCCGACCAAAATCTAGCTTGTCAAAATCTACAAGCAGTTGGAACAGACACGGGATGTCCACCAGCGGTTCCATCACCCCCACCACCTAGCCCACCAGCGCCTTCACCTGCTACGGCTACTCAGGATGTTAAGATTGTAGAATGTTATACATCTGGAACACCATACTATGTAAGAGTAACAGGGTTAACATCTCCAACTTTATCGGTAGGAACAGCATTAAGATTAAATGGCCCATCAGGTCCAGGAGGAACTCCGGTAATGGATGGTACAAAATTTTGGGAAATAACGGATAATGCTGCTACTTTCTATAACACATCAGTAACAGTGGTAGCAATTGAAAGTTCATGTGGTGGGTTTGCTCCTCCTCCAGTCCCACCTAGTCCTCCAACACCTGCTATTGTTTATGCTCAATATGGTGACTGTGCTACAGGAGGAAGTGATATACAAGCTACGGTAAGTGGAGCTTTCGGAACTTCTTTCCCAACAGTTCTTAAAATATCAGGTGTTTGTTATCAATACATACAGTTAGCTGGAGCAACAGGGCAAGACTATTCAAACTTTGATGACTATGCAGACTGTGCTACGTGTGAAGCCACGGTGCCTTCTCCACCACCACCCTCTCCACCTTCTCCCCCTACACCAACTTGTTTTGCTATAAATGCCGTGTCAACGGGGTCAACAGCATTAGCAGCTTGTAATGCGTCTCGTTCAGAAACAATGTATTTTGACGCATCTACACTTTGTCAAGCTACAGCATTTTATAGAACAAACGATAGCTGTGGAAGTTTAGCAGCAGCTACTTTTGTGTCTGATGGAAGTTATTCAAGGCAATGGTTTGGAAATTATTTTGGCTCATGTCAAGTTTGTCAGCAACAATAATTTTGATATCTTTATATAAATTAAATCAAATTAAATGCACGAAATTTCCAACTTTATTTCTCACGAAGAGTGTGATGAAATAATAAAATTAATAGACGCGAATCATACTCGTTCTTCTGTAGTAGTAGGAGGAACTGACCGCTCGGATGTAACCGACCATAGAACTTCAAGTACAAGTAACTTAGACACTAACAACGTAATTATACAAAGTGTACATAAAAAAATTAGTGACTTGCTAGGTTTACCTATACATAAAGGAGAATCTTTACAAGGGCAATTGTATAAAGTAGGTGAGTATTTTAAACCCCACAATGATTATTTTAGTGGGCCTGCTTACGATATGCACTGTTTAGCTTCGGGTAATAGAACTCACACGTTAATGATTTATTTAAATGATGATTTCGAGGGTGGTGAAACTAATTTTCCTAAGAAAAAAATATCAGTTAAAGCAGAGAAAGGTAAAGCGTTATGGTGGGAAAACATGAAAGATGGAGAAGTTTTAGCAGACACCCTGCATGAAGGCACACCACTTATTAGTGGGAACAAATATATTGTTACATCGTGGTGGAGAGAAAATGGATGGGATGGCGCAGGCGATGAACAGCAACATAAAGAATTAAAAAAACCTATTGAACCAATTGTTGTTGAAAAACCTAAAAATGAAAGTAAAATTATTAAAGTAAATAACAATGTTCTTTTAAACGAAAACAGTGTGCTACCTAAGCTTACACCTAATGGTTTTTCTTTACAGAAATGTCCAACTAAAATGTGGAATTTAATTCAAGAATGTTACAGTTTATTAAAAAGTAAAGAAGAAAAAGAGGAGTTTGATGGTAAAGACCATTACGTTCCTGGTGACAGTACAATGTTAAGTTTTGATAACTTACCTACTGTGAAACAAATATTACACCAAGAATTACTACCAATACATAGAGATTTTTGTGGTGTAGATATTACTCCAAGCTATGTATATGGCATAAGGTCTTATCAGAAAGGTTCAAGTCTTACAGAGCATGTAGATAGAATTGAAACGCATCATATATCATCTATTATTATAGTAGACAAAGACTTAACCTGTGGTTGTCAAAATAAAAAATATGCAGATGATTGGCCGTTAGATATAAAAGGACACGATGGAGAGTGGTATAAAATTTATGCGCAACCAGGAGATATGATATTGTATGAATCAGCTCTTTGTGAACACGCACGCAAAGAACCTTTTGGCGGTAAATATTTTAGAAACTTTTATATACATTACAAGTTAAATGATTTTACACTTCCTAGCTCCTGAAGATAAAACCAAGTGGTCTCAAAAATGGCATGTATGTCTTGATTCTTGGAAGCGTTCACATTGTTGTATAAAAGTTTGGAACGATAAAGAAATAGACGAGTTCATTAAATGTAATGACCCAGAGTTTTATAAAGTATTAGACATGCTTCATAAGATATTTAAGTTAGACTATGTTCGTAGTTTAATATTAGAAAAAATAGGAGGTGCTTATATCGATATGGATATAGAGTTAATCTCTCCTTTTATACATCAAGTAGATAGAAATAAAATTTATCTTATGGGTGCTTCTTCTGGAGATGAAGTAGTTCAAAACAGTATGATGATATCTCCACCTTCTGATTTTTGGGGACGGTTCCTTACATATTCTCGAAAAAATATTATAGAAAACTTAGACGCAGTTAGAGCTTATCCTAATTACGAAGAAGAGCTTAGGGGGACAATAGTTAGAAAAACTGTTGGGCCCATAGCGTTATCTGATTTTATTAAACAAGACAAAGAAGATATTGAAATACTACCAGCTAATTTATTTAACAATTCTTACGGTATTTGTTTTACAAAACATCATCAAACTGGTATATGGGGGTTCATTGATTAACACCAATAAATTTTTGTAAATTTGTATTTAAATATATTTATTTATGTCGTGTACAAAAGGCTTAAAATATGAGTTAACGTGTCCCATAGGAGCACAAGGTGGAGAGTGTAGATGGTCGATTGTTTGTTGTGATGGAACTGTACAGAGAGTAACTCTTTTAGAGGGCGAAGTAGCGATACCATGTATTGACTCAGAAGCAACTAACTTTAATGGCGAGCCAGTTGCAAGAAATTCTCTTTCAGGTATCACGACACTAATGGATGTACCCTGTGACACTGCATGTGGTGAATATAACCCAAGTCCAAACCCAATACCTCCTGTTCCACCGGTGCCGCCGGTGCCGCCAAGTCCTCCGACTCCTCCTGCAACACCTAGTCCTGATTATTGTTTGGGTGCAGAAAACGAAGTAACAATACAAACGATTAGTGGTGGTAACAAGTTTGTTTTTGGAGGTAATTATGGAACATACGGTACAAATGTAGGTACGTATGTATTAAAAAATGTTCCCTCTGCACATCCAATTGCAATTCAAAATTTTAATTTAACTAATGTAATTACATACACTGGAACTAATGCAGTAGGACCAAAAGTTGGATTAGATGGAAACGTTTATACTTACTACTGGGGAGATGTAACAATAGAAGTTATTGGAGGATATGGAACAATTAGCTATGAGTGTTTTTACCATGGTTATATGGGGGGGCAAAACAATTTAATATACAACTCTACTGTATGTAGCACACCAACCCCTACTCCTCCCACGCCAACACCTCCTACGCCTCCAACGCCTAGTACAGTGCCGCCTGTTCCATCACCAGTTACCACCGAATATACATTAACGTATAGTGATTCGGTAAAAGGATGGCCGTCTTTTTATTCTTTTATTCCTGAATACATGATGGGTATGAATAATTATTTGTATTCATTTAAAGGTGGTAATATATATAAGCATAACACTAATGAGACTAGAAACAATTATTATGGTCAACAATTTAGTTCACAAATTACAAGTGTATTTAATAAAAATCCACTGGAAAATAAATTATTCAAAACACTTAACTTAGAATCAGATTCACCATGGTCTGTGAATTTACAAACAGATATACAAAACAATGGGTTTGTAGATTCTACGTGGTTTGAAAAAAAAGAAGGAGCATATTTTGCTTATCTTAGAAAAACTGGCTATATACCTGCGGAAGCAGATACACTTGCTTTACGTTCCGCAAATGGTATAGGAAAAGCAGCGAGCTGGTCTAGCCAAAGCAATGTGTTAACTATTAATTTTTCTACCAATCCTTTAATAGACATAGGTAGTATCGTAAGTATTGGAGATTATTTGTATTTTTCTGAACCTGCTTACACTACAATAAAATTTGCTGGCCAAATAACTAATATAGAAGTAAATCTAGCCAGTGGAATAAACAGGTTATTTGTTAATACTCAGATATCTGGAGCTCAACCTATCAGTGTAGCTGACCCCTATATTTTATATATTAAAAACATGGAAGCAGAAACTCATGGAATGTTAGGACATCTTCTTAATTTCTCATTAGTAAACACAAACACTACAGCTACTGAACTATTTGCCATAGAGAGTGATGTAATGAAAAGTTATCCTTAAAATTAGTATCTTTGGTAGAGTATGAATTTGAGTATTAGAGAATTAAATGAATCTGATTATGAAGACATATTAGTAGGGTGGTGGAAAGATTGGAGTTGGAAAGAAGCTCCACAAAAAAAATTTTTACCTGATAATGGCAAAGGCGGTTTGATGGTAACGTTGGAAGACAAGCCTGTATGCGCAGGGTTTATTTATTTTGCAAGTAATGCAGATGTAGCTTGGGTTGAATGGATTGTTTCTGACAGAAATATAAAAGAAAATAGAGACGAAGCTTTGAATTATTTATTAGAAACTTTAATAGCGTATTGTGAAGAACTGGGCGTTGAGTATTTGTTTTCCAATAATAACAATCAAAATTTAATAAATAAGTTTTTAAATTTAGGTTTTATAAAAGGAAGTCAAACAACAGAATTAATTAAAAAAATATAATATGGCAGAAGGTACAGCAGTAGCAGGTATTTTGAAAACAATAGCAGGAGTAGGTAAAGCAGTAGGTACAGTAGCTAAGAAAGCAGCTCCAATAATAAAAGACATAGCCTCTGTAGCAGTGCCAGTTGCCACTACAGGTTTTAGTTTTGCACAAGCAAGAGCAGCAGGAGAGCAGGTAAAAGAAGGAAGAGCAGCTCGTGACGATGCGTTTCAGCAAACTATGGACACTTTAAATAGAGATAGGTTTGCAAATGTCTCATATTCTACCAGAGGTTTAGAAAGAGGAATGGATACTGCTACATCAATTGCCAGCAACCTTATATCGAGAAGAAGTGACCAAGGAGGTAGAGGAGTTTATGGAGGGGGTAGAGACTTACAGCAAGTGCAAGATTTTATGCAAAGAGCTGCTGTTACGTTTGATGATAAAACTACTAATCTTCAATTAAACAAAGCAATAGCTGCACAAAGAGGAGATGAAAAAATGGCTGATGTGCAATTAAAAAATTTAATAGGATTACAAAATGAGCTTCAAGCTAACAGAAATTTACAAAGTGCTTATTTAGGCTCAGGTATTCAAGGTTTAACCTCTGCTCTTGCAGGATTAGAATCAGTAGACCCTGACTTTGGAGACCCTGACGCGTTGGTTGAAGATGTAGTAAACCCAGATAACGATGTACGTTATGACTTTGATGGAAACATCATTGGAAAGTAATTAAAAAAATATAAAATGCCAGTAGGATACGGATACTCAGCAGATACACAACCAGTTTTTATAGACTGGGCAAAAATAAGTAAAGATTTTACTGACCAAGTTCAAGCTAGAAAAGATATAGCTCAAACAGAAAAAGAAAACATTTTACAAAATCGAAAAGATTTTAATCAAACTTTAATAGACAGACCCTCTGGACAAAACGAAGTTGCTAATTCAGTTATGTCTGCTACGGCTACTCAAATAAAAGATACCTCAGTTAATAATTTTAATAGGTATAAAAACAAAGAGATTACATTACAGCAATATAAAAACTTTGAAAATAATCTAAATTCAGGAACTGATATGTTCTTTGATGCAGTAAAAAATTATAATCAAAACTTCAACGAGTTTGCAACACGTGCTCAAAACGGTTCAGCCTCACAAGTAGAGGTTTTTATGCACGAATTAATGCAGAACTATACAGATTTTGGACGTATTCAAGTAAACGTTAACCCAGCTAATGGAAGTTTAATCTTTGCACAACTAGACAAAGATGGAAAGGTAACAGATAAAACTTTAGATGTATCTCAAATAGGATACTTTTCAAAATACAAACGAGACAAATACAATATAAATGCAGCAGTTGGAACTATTGCGCAAGGATTGGGTAATAAGTTTATACAAGACAGTGCGGGTAATAGCCTTAAGTATCAAGGTATGATGTATGATGAGCTTATTACCAATGATACATTAATGAAAGGTTTAGATTTAGAAGTGCAATCTTTAATAGACCAAGACTCTGAAATCGAAAGTGTGTTAGCTGATAGCATGGGATATAAAATTGTAACAGAGAAGACTGACAATCCAAATGAACTATACTTTAATCAAGACGCTAATGTATTTGAAATTACTGATGGACAAAAACAAGCAGCGTTTCAACACGTAAGAGACAAGCTTGCAAGAGCAATTACAGTTGAACGTAAAGCTGCTCCTGCTGAAAAGCCAAAAGATAAAACACGAGAAACAATTGATATAATTAATACTGTAAGATTAGCAGGGGGTAAGGTTGACCCAAAATTATTTACACAGTTGCTTAAAGATTTAGGATTAGACGACAAGCAAATTGCTGATACATTCCCTGATGGTATAGATGATAATTCTTTTGCTGAATTTAATGCAGATTTAACAGGCTTTGTTGCAGGAATAACAGCTGAGACTTTAAATCAAGCCGTTTCTGATGGTAAACCTGGTGCCTTAACTAACCAATTAAGAAAGTTAAGACAATTAGGTATAGGTGCTAATTATGAAGACGCTTCAAAACTTGATAAAAGTTATGCGGAACAAAATAACCAACCGAAGCCATTAGGGTTTATATCAATAAATGCTTTAAACGGAGATGATGAAGAAGCATTTAGAATTCCTCTTACTCAAGGTTTAGATATATTAGATTTATATGATGAAATAGTTTCACAAATTCCTATTTACGCATCGCCTGCAGATATAGCATTTAGATTGGAAATGATATCTGAAAGGATTAAAGGTGGTAAAAATAGACCTCCTGGTGATATATTATTTATGCCCAAAAATTAAATGGAAAAATTAGAAAGCTTATACAATCTTTATCTTGAAGCTGGGTTGATTAGTGCTGAAGTTACGTTAGAGCAATTTGCAAATTCTAATAGAGAACAACAAGCAGGTTTATTTGATTTGGGAGGGCAAGCAGGTATATTTGAAGATACATCTTTTGACCAGTTTGAAACTGCATTTGTAAAAAAAAAAGGCGAAGACGAACCTACGGATTTACCATCGGGGACTGGTGGGTTGGATTCGTCCGCAGAATCATTACGTAATTCCGGCCGTGAATAT